AATTGGCTAATGCCGATGAGGAATGGAGGGTCAAAGGATGGCCCACTCGTGAAGTCGAATGAGACCGTCAGTTGGATGGGATAGGTCATATTGCTACGTTGCCTGTTGTCCTATACCAGCCGGAAGTGCTGTAACCAATGGCCGAATAGTCGATGATGGTGTCCACGATCTTCTTCTTTGTATCGTCCGACAGATCACCAGTTCCAGTAACGTTGATGTTGATAGTCGGGGCTTGGACTGCGCCACGGCCAAACACATCATCAAGGGTTTCCTGTGTGATGCTTGGAGGAATGAACCCAGATTGGCCCGGTGGTACTACTGATGGTACTTGCGGCATCTGTCCTGTAATCGTGCCCTGTGGGCTAATAGGGGCAACCGGCACGCCTATCGAACCCATGCCAGCGCGAATACGAGCCAGAGAGTCTTCCCACGCTTGAAACGGATTAGCCAATTTGAGGGCTTGAAGTGAAGCCAACTCGCGCTGAGATTGCGCCAACTGGTTTGCCAATTTCTCGGCGTTGCTGGCATTCTCATTGATGAGTGCCTTCTTGAGTTCGAGCCTGAGGATCTCATTGCGATCGAGTGATTCGTTCTTGAGTGCGGCCGCGATGCTGATGCGCTCATCATCAAACATCTTGCCAGCCTCAGCCAGTTTTTGCTTCTCAAGATCCACGCTTGTCTTCTTGAGTTTGTTTTGCTTTTCGATTTCCGTGGTAGTGCGCTTTTGAGTGCGGAAATTGCGAGTAGCCAACATGGCCTGCTCTTTGGCATTGGCTCGGGCTAATGCTGCCGCTTTGGCCGACTCGGCTGAGGATTGACGGCCGCCTCGGGCCTGTAGAATTTCTAGATATGATCCAACTACCGGAATGGCCTGAACTAGGTCTCGACCGCTAGGGCCGCCGGATACTAGACCGCCTAAGGTTTTTACTTGTTTGATGATATCGGCCAGACCCAAAGCCACGTTGCCGGTGTATGTAGCCATGTCCTCAAAGGTGCTCGCAAGGGCCACTACGCCAGTCTTCTCATCTAGCAATAATTCAACAGCCTTGACCAATTTCTCGCCAAGGATCTCTTGCGCATCATCGGCAGCTGCTCCAAGTATGGCCAACTGTCCGGCATAGGTCTGGGCGGCTCTAGCGGCCTGACCAGAGAATCGTTCGGTTAGGTCGGCCGTGATCTCGTTGAAACTTTTGCTAGTTAGGTCCGCTTTGCTCAAGCCAATGTTCAATCGAGTAAGGCTTGTGTTTGTGCCAAGGTAGGCACGGCTCAAGGCTTGGACTACGCTGCCGAGGCTCTTGCCTGTTCCAGCTGCAACATCGAGCGCAAGGTTCAGAAGTTCCTGACTTTGGGCAAGGTTTGATGTACTTGTGAGCAATTGCTGCAAAGCCGGACGAAGTTCACCATCTGCCACGCCTGTCGCATATTGCAAGGTGCGGATGTATTCTTCAACCGGGCGCACGTCATAGGCAATGCCTAAGTTTTGCAGGTTGCGAGCCAAGGCCTGAACGGCCTTATCTTCCTCAATAAAGGCTTTGACCGATGCCTTGCTGAACTGGGTAATCTTGCGCACGCTAAGTGCAGCACCGAGAGTAATCCCAAGCCTCTTGAGGCTTTTGTCCAGCATTGATGTTTGTTGTTGTGCCTGCTTGAATCCCTTACCTTGGAATTCAGAAATGATTGGAATTGTAATCGTCATCGGGTTGCCGCCTTGTACTTGGTCGCTGCTGTTTCGATAGCCTTGAGAATGGCATCTCGCGCTCGGCCTTGATTAGCTGCAAGGGCTTGATACATCAAACGGCCACGGCCTTTGCCAACCCTTTCAATCGTGCCAATGTCGGTGTTCAAGGCTTCGATAAATTGACGGCCAGCCTGAGGGTTGTTTGATCGACTGCGTGGGTCACCGTAAGGATTCTTTGTGCCAGCAATTTCAACGATTGCACCAATGCGCGATTTGTTGAGCAACGAATAGGCGGCAGTCCAGCCGCTTGTGTTTCCACGCTTCCGGGCAAGGCTATAAGTCAAGCCTCTGCGAATCGTGGATGAGTTATATACCGGGAAGGCATCCTTGCGGCCGGTGCGCGACTTGCGAACTGCCCCGGTGTCGGCTGCGCCAGATAGAAATACTTGAGCCACATCCAACTTGGCATCATTGGTGATGCCTTTGAGGGCCGTGCCAATCTCCTTGTTCATTTCCTTGAATAGGTCAGGGTCAAACTTACGCAAGGCGCGCTTGACTTCATTTACGCCTTGTACCCTTACTGGCACGTTTCACCGCCTTACCCTTTTCATTCAAGTAGGCAAGGATGGCGCGAAACATGCGCTCGTCCATCGCTAGCCATTCGCTCGGTGGGATTCCAGTCTCAACGCTGAGTTGGGCTATCAGGTAGGTGACTGAATCCCGGTCTATTTTGGGAAACTGTCCTCAACTACTTCCACGCTGTCGAGCGTTGCAACGAAGTCCATCCCAAAGGGCTTGACGGTCGTGCCGGATCGTCGAAGGCACTCCCACGCCAGCCAGTAGAGATCGCTTTGCTGCTCACGATCACGAAAGGCCTTATGAAAGCCAATCTTGTGATGTTGCTCAAAGGCAAACTCTACGGCTGGTGTGATTCTGTGTTCAGTTGTAGTTCCGTCCGTTTGGACAATTTTGAGGCTCGCCATGTGTATCTCCTACCAAGTACCAGAGTCAGCCACGGTGACTGCGCTGTTCACGGTGAATGTTACATCTTGTGAAGATAGATCGCCGGTTGCACCATTGATAGGGGTCAGGTTATTGACCAGAATATCAAAGGTGTACAACTTGTTGCCGTCTGCAACTGCTGTGCCAGCATCTTGAATCAACTTCACGCCTACGGTTGTGCCGTAGTTGCTGAGAAGTTCATCAAGGATTTCGTTGGTGGCTGGATCATTGAGGAATGAGAGCGTAAGGGTTGCGGTCTCAAGACCTTTGACGTATTGACGTGCGGTGTCTCCCATGGCCGTAACTTCGAGTTCCTCGAATGCCATGTTGAGGGTTGCGGCGGTGACGAGATCGCTGAAATCCACAGTATCGATCTTGACCCCTACCTTGTTATTCAGCGTGATCGCCATTGGGTTCTTCCTTCTTCTTGGGTTTTGCTACTGCTTTGGGTTTTTCGATCTGGCCAATCTTGACCAGAAATCTAGTGCGCTTGTCCATCTCTAACTCCAACTCGATAGGATCGAGACTCGAACATCACAAGCCAAGAAATCGCCTGATGAGGCATTCATAACGGCTGGTGACGAAACTTCGCCGATGGTGTACTTGACTGTTGAGGCTGCCAACTTGCTAAACAGTTCCAAAATGTAATCTTCCATGCCGTTCAGGTTGCCTTGATTGTCGAACAGAGGCTTGATGAGCGTAATCTTGAAATTGACCAAAGGCGCAACGGTGATGTAGCCGTCATTGCTTGGCACAATGTAAGGGTCATCCGGGCTGATTACGCATGAGTTCGCAATCGGTGTGGCCGGAGGAAAGGAAAACACAGACCACACCGAGTTGCTAGTTAGTGCGGTTGCTAACGTTCCCCGTAGGGTTGTGATCGCGCTCATCCTACGAGACCGCCGGGGTGAAGATAATCAGCGATAAGGCCACGGACTCGGGCCATGAGCGTATTGCCCATTCGATAGGGTGAAGGCTGGAAATCTGGACTTATACCACCGGTTGCCGACATTTGCCGGGCTTGCCATATATCAACTGCAATCATCATGGCAGCTTCACGGACTTGTGGCAGGGTAGCGTAATCAATGCTCGTAGATCCAAAGACTCGGCCATAGGGCGCAATAATGTGATAGTCACGCGTTGTAATCTGAGCATTGACGAATTCTAGGTAATGGTCACCATTGTTATAGACGTTGGTAATCGTCTTGCTGCCGTTGTAATGCTGGCGCACATTCTCGATGGTCACAACATCGCCAACCACGAATTGCTGGCGGTTATCTGCAATATAGACCCGGCCGGTAGTACCTTGGGCTGAGATAGCGTAAATCGTTTGCTCGTTGAACCATAATTTCTCTTTGAGTAGGTTCTCGGCTGACTGGCAGACTTCTTCGACTACTGCATCTGCATAGAGAGTGCCAATGCCAAGGTTGGTGCGTAGTTCGGCAACGGTGACGTATGTGGCTGGCATCTCTATCCTTTCTGTATTTGGGTCACCCCGGGCCGAGCCTCGTACCCGGGGTGACGATCAAGATGGCTTACGCCTTGTTGAAGCGGAATGCGCCCTTTGGCTTCTTGGTAGCAAGTGCGCCATAGCCATAAAGGCCGATTTCGATCTTGCCAGAGCCAACAGTCTCAGCACGGAGCTGCAGACGTGGTGACTCGTACCATGTGAAGGAGTCGCGGTTCAAGACCACGATTGTTGCATCTCCATCGCCAGTCTCGGTGTAATCGACATAGATGTCGAGACCAAGAAGGTTGCCACGAAGGCTTCCGATACCGACCGAACCCATTGCGTTTTGTGGCTGGATTGCGGTAAGGATTGGTCGCTTTGCGGTGTCGTTCAATGCAATGAGGTTTGCCCATTGATCAACGCCAACGATTGCGCCAGTTGCGAATGAGAAGGTGTTCTTGTAGATGTCGGATGCTGCTCGGCCAACGAAAGCAGAGAGTTCATCGCCATCCCAAGGAAGGGTCACGGCTGTTGAATCAACAGTCGCAACTGCCTGAATTGCATTCTTTGCATAGATGTTTGTTGCCTTGGCATAAGAATCAGCCATGAGTGCAACAAGTTCAGCGTAGAATGCTGGAGAAGTGCGATCGAGAACCTCGACCGAGAACTTTTGCATTCCTGCGAACTTCTTCACATCAACATCAAGATACTCAATCTCAAGTTGCGTATCCGAAAATGCTGCGCCCTCAGCAACTTCAGCAGTTGTTGGTGCAGTCTTGACTCGTGGAATCTGGAACTTCATTCCTGCATCTGGAAGTACTCCGGATGAGATTGCATCGATCGAAGGACGTACGCCGGTGCTCTTTGGGTTGATAACCTCTTGCAACTGACGTGTTGGCACGAGACCCGGTACATCGTTTGTGGTATCGGTGTCTGATGCTGCCTTGAGCCAGACGCGAGAATCATCTTCGCCCATAGCGGCGCGGATGGTGTGCTCGACATAAGCCTCAGGCGTTACGTTGATGCGTGGCTTTGCATAAGCCATCGCGGTTACTGTTGGACGAGAGGCCTCTACTGGAGTTTCGACTGCCTCAGGCGCAACGGTCTCAGGAGTGGTGTTCTCCACGAGTGCCTCGCTTTCATTGTTTGTTGTTGGTGCTTCCTCGGCTTCTGCCTCGGATGCTGCTACCTCTAGCACCTCAGCCGACTTGAAAGCCGGATTAGATACCAGAGAAACTTCTTCTAGTCGTGCTTCAATAACCTCAAGCACGTTGCCCACGCGTACGGAATCGATAACTTCAACCCCGACCGATAAGCCAGAGCGAAGATCTTCAGATGCCTCAATAAGGGCATCATTGCCTCGTGTAGTTGCGGAGACCTTGAAGGTTGCATAAAGAGCATCGTCCTCAGCCATGATGGACTGAGCGCGACCAAGTGGCTTGCGACCGTCATGCTCAAGCAGGAACTTGATCTTCTTCACATCGTCATACTTGACCGACCCGGCACGGAACTTGACCTTGCCCACGTTGGTCTGACCAATCTCATCGCCAAACGGCAAGATTTTGCCTGAGATCAAACGACGGCCCTCGTCAGCCTGAATTTCGCTAACGCTAAAGTTCAATTTCACTAGTGTCTCCGTTCGGTGATAGGTCTTCCATCTCACGCGCCTGCTCAACGGTGATAAGACCAATCTGGATCATCTTCTCAATTGCGGCAAGACGTTCCATCGTGTCTGCTCGCAAGAATGTATCGTCCACAGCAAAGCGAACGTAATTTTGACTGTTTGTAATATCATCCATGCTGAGGCGCGTTTCAATAGCCGTAATAAATGGCTGCAAAGCAAGGCTGATGAGTTGCTTGCGCTCGTGTTGTACATTGGCGTAGGTCATCGAGTTATTCTCATCAGCCGAGAGATAGTAGGCCGGGATGTTGCACAGGCGAGCAATCTGGGTCGTGAGATTCTGAATGAGATCAACATAGCCCATGTCCTTAGGGCTAAATTGGCTCGGCATGTAGTCAAGTGTGCTGGTAAGATATGCGGTTGTGCCGCGCTGACGTGCAGACTTCCATTGCGCCAAGAGTGCTGCGACTTCATTCTCGCTAAGGTCAGCACCGGTGTTCTTGATGATGCCGGTTGGGGTTGGTGAGACGGCTGCTTGATACGCCGCATTTTGTACTCGGTAAGCCTGCTGGATGATTGTCGCACCGGTGTTCAAGATGCCTTCATTGAGGCTTTGGAAGGTAATCAATGATCCGATGCCGGACATTGGAACTGGCGAGCCATCGACTTGGTACTGGGTGACGTAATAATTATTCACATCGCTAAGGAAAGAAACGCGAGTCGGTGCAATCCACTCAAAGCGAGCCGGACGGCCATCATCCTGATATACCTCGGTAACGCGCCAATATGCCACGCCATAAAAAAGCAACGAATCGACTGTATATGCAATTGTTACAGATCGAGGCTGCGCTACTGCAGGCTGTTCAAGCCACTTAGGAGAGCCAAGTTCTTCACCAGTTGATTTTCTATACAAGTGCAAAGGTATTGAAGCAACAGTACCTGCGATAAGATTCCGGCATCTGATAACTGCTGGCAAGGACATTGCAACATCGCGCTCCACCTTTGGCAAGAATGCTGGTGTGAGATAACTAAAGCCGTCAGTCATGACGGCAGGGGCATACTGAGCCTTGACCTCGCTTTGTACCTTAGGTGCTTGAATGAGGAAGCGATCCCAGAATGCCATGACCTAAAGGATACCACACAATTAGGACATTTCAGGCAAATATGGCAGGTTTCGACACCGGCTTGAGTAACTGATGGACCACCATGGCCAGACCTATCGCAGCAGATACATCCCCCGCGGATCTACGGCGCACAATGCGCCAGCCTGCATCGTTGATCTTTGCTCCGCAATTATTCATTGACGAGACCAACTCAGCCTGACCAGAGTGGACTATTCGATTGTTCACGATAGCATCGAGCAGATCACTACACGCTGTGTAGAAGATCTGGCCCGACATATCGACAACCTTACAACCAGATTGTTCTAGCCGAGAGGCGATGCTGGCGGTTGCGTACTTATCGTAGCACAGCATCCGGGGTCGGTATCTATCCCACCAAGCCTTTATATCGGCAGCGACTTTGAGTTCATCAATCGCCACGTCCGACTCCCATTGCTGCATGATGCCTACGCCAATCTTGCCGTCTGGCATCAACTGGGCTGCCACTAGGCTGGCTTTTTTCTTGGTCACGGCCGTATCTATGCCGAAGATGGTCAAAGCCCCGGGGTTGAGTTGGAGATCCTGCACCGTGAGATTCTCAAAGGCCATATAGGGCCAAGGGCTTGAGATGGCATCGACCCACAGGCACAGATGCTCGGTCCGGGCATCCTCGGCCTTGGCGGTCTTGATGTATTCCTGAATGGTCTCTAGTTTGGTCGTGTAGCCAATAGCCGGGTTGGCTTGGAGGATTTGATTCACGTCATCAAGTTTGCAGAATGGCTCGGCCGAGTATTCCCACCAGCCCAAGGACTTAGGTGGATAACTCAAGGCGGTCTCGCGTAGCGTGTTGAGTACATCGCTGAAAGCATCGCCAGCGTTACTGCACGTCAGCAGGACACCGTTGGTGGCTGTCGTGGTCGGCCGGATAGCAGCCCACGCTTCCCGGGTTATCTCACGCAATTCATCCACGAATACTAGGTGCGCGGTCTTGCCTCGGACACCGTCTCGGGTAGCGGCTGCGATCTCATACATACTGCCATCGAGCAAGGTGACCGACTCTTGACCGTTCGCATAGCGGATCTGCTTGACCATGGCCATCAGTTCATCGTTGGCTTCGATAACTGAGACAACTTGACGGAAGGTGTCTATGGCCATGTTGCGGTTGGACGAGAGACCGATCACCCGGCTCTTGCGTGGCTCGGCAAACAACTCGTAAAGGATGCGCATACGCGCTAAGTGGGTCTTGCCTTGCTGGCGAGCGATGAGTAGGCCTTGCGTGGTGATCGTGTACTCACCCTTGCGGTTTGTAACCATCATGCGCTCTGAGACGTACTTCTGCCACGGCAGCAACGGATCTGAGTATTTGGCAACCCACTCGGCAAACTCTTTGCCGTTGCTCTTGCCCTTGCGCTTAGGCGTTTCCAGCCTAGGGGTGGTCTTGCCTCTGATCTTGGCCATTCTCAATTAGCCCCCGACTGGTCTGAACTGTTATCGAGCGTAAAGGGTGAATCTGCCAATATCTTAGACTGAGTATGTCCGTTTTGCACCGGTTTGGACTGTTTTGGAGAGAGACGGTCACG